GAAGTGCTTACGTAGGGGTTAACCCCTTGCGAGGTTGTTATGATTCCAATTGAAGAGTTTGTCGAATACTGTCGGGGCAAGTCGATCTGTGTTGTCGGACATGCGTTGAACCTTGCCGGACAAGGGCACGGTTCGACGATTGATGCTCACGACATAGTCATCCGGTTTAGTGTCGGGTATCCGAGAGAAGAATTAGCCGAAGATCGGGGAATGAAGGTGAGCGTGTGGAGTGCGGCGGACGCAAACGTCAAAGGTCAACGTCTTCATCATTCCAAACATCAACCGAGAGACTATGCTCTGTGGCCGTGGCATCGAATGCACGGCGGCGCAATTCCTGAGATTCGCGATGGTCTTGTCTGGACGGGCGACGATGTCGTTTATGAATTGATGGCGAGGTTTCCGGGTGAAACCAAACCGACGCAAGGCGCGATAGTCGTTTACTTCATTATCACTCGGTTGCCGTATGGGTCTCTCTCGATCTTCGGTATGGACTTTTTCAAGACTCCGGATTTCTACAGGCCCCGCGCGGAGATAGGATCGAATGGCCGGTTCGATCCTATCCCGACGCACAACGGCGAGATCGAAGAGGCAGTCATGATGCCGATCATACGGAGTGCGAGGGATACGGTCTTTGTTGAATGATTCAGTACGGCCAACCGTTCAAGCTACCGCCTAAGCTGAAGATTTGGGAATGGGCCGAACGGCACATAGAGTTATCGGCTCGCTACCCGACGAAACGCAAGGGCAGGTACAGCACGGAGTACACGCCCTATGTGCGGGGCGTCTTCGATGCGATACAAGATCCAAGGGTCAATAGAGTGACAGTAGTCAAAGCCAGCCAGACAGGTCTCTCGCTTATGGCGTACATCTGTCTTTGCTATTGGGCTCGCGAAGATCCGGACCCGTCGCTTTACGTGATCGACACGGCCAACAATGCGCGTGACGTTTCCGAGACCAGAATACAACCCTTGTTCGAAGACAGCGAGTATATCGCTGAAGAGTTGACGGATAACTCTGACGACTTCAAGAAACTGCATTACCGGTTGCGCCGGAGTCAGGTTGATTTCTGTGGGGCGAACAGTCCAGGCAATCTCGCCAACCGGCCGAAGCGGAGAGTCGTGTTAGACGAGACCGGGAAGTATCCCCGGTTCTCCGACAAAGAAGCCAACCCGGTAGAGTTGGCAATCGATCGGACGCGGACTTACGAAGAGTTAAAGAAGATCCTGGAGTTCTCGACTCCGACGGTAAAGGGTTGTCATATCGTGCGCCAGGGCAAAGCCGCTGACTGGCGGCGGTACTATGTGCCCTGTCCGAAATGCGGCAGGATGCAGACGCTTGAATGGTCTCGCGTCCGGTTCGACTCATCTTCGAAGTCTATCGCCGATGCAGCGAAGAAAGCCGCGTACGTCTGTATCAGTCGCAAATGCAAACACCGATGGACAGACTCCGAGAAGTGTGACGCCGTGGATCAGGGCCGGTGGCGCAAGAGCAAAAAGAGCGAAGACCCGACACACGTCTCGTTTCATTTGTCGTCGCTTTATTCGAAGTCAACGACGTGGGCAGGACTGGTGACGAAGTTTCTTAAGGCTAAAGGGAACGCGGCTGATCTCATGGACTTCGTAAACTCCGAGCTTGCGGAAGAGTGGACCGAACCACCGAAGAAACAATTCAGCAAGAACAAGATTGTCGAAATTCAGAAACGTCTAGTCTACGACCAGGGAACCGTCCCAACCCATGCGCCGTGTCATCTTGTCATGGTGGTCGACGTACAGGCTGCACACCTGCCTTTCCATGTGTGGGCGATGGACCTGTCAAACCATTGGCTTATAGATCACGGCAGTCTTGTAGACTTCACCGAGATACCGAATCAGTTCGCGATGGAATACCATGACCTTGACAAGTTGAGCAAACGGCCGTTGCGGTGTTTCTTGGATTGTCGATACAGGACAATGGAAGCCTACTCGTTTGCGCTCGCCCATCCGTGGGTTGTCCCGATCATGGGCGAGAAGGGACGGCTGACTCGACAGATGAAACCGGTTGTACCAAGTCAGATCAATTCGTTTCCCGGTGGCAAACTCTTCGGAGGTCGCCGGTCGCTTCGTCTTCTGCACCTTCATCCAAGCCAATTCAAGAACCAACTATCCGACGCGTTGAGCGGTGACGGCAACGTCAAGATCTGGTTTCATCGCAACGTGAGCAAGGACGACGGGTTTCTCTATCAGATGGTCGGCGAAGTTTTGATGGAGAGTGAACCGAACAAATACGGCGACACCGAACAGTTCTGGAAAAAGGTCCACGCCAACGACGACTTCGACCTTGCGCAGTATTCGTTTGCCGTGCGGCACTTGTCCCATTCCGATCTCATGCGTCTACCGAAAACCAAGAAGCAAAAGGAGGTTGAACAGAAGAAACACCAAACGAAAGTTGCTGACATTTCAGTCAGTCCAAATGACATAAGACTGTGAGGTAATCATGGCAAAGAAGAAAAAGCAACAGGACGCCGTACCGGAAACTGAACCGGCCGTGTCTCTGACAGGCGATCAGGCGTCGCCTGAAGTAGAGAGTCCGGAACCGAAACCGGAATCGAAAGAGCTGCCGGCAAAGACCACGCCGCCGAAACCCAAGGACGCCGACAAGACTCCGAAGAAAGTCATGGCGATTGTTCGGCGTGTCGGAACGGTGAGCGTCAAGGGTGGACACTTCCACGTTCTTGAGGTGGCTCCGCAGTCGCCGTCCGGGGCGGGGTTGCTCAAGGTCGTCGGCAACGCGAAGCAGGGAGATCTGGTAAGCGTTACCGTCGAAGTCGAGAAGCCTGCATAGGCGTAACATGCCGAAGCGAAAACCAGAGGCGGGACGTTCTCCGGGGCGTCCCGCTCTCGGCCCTCGTCATGGGCAAGTGCTCGATACTCCCCGTGTAATCTGTCCGAATTGTAGCTGCGGTATCTATCGCATATACAAAACGGAACGGTACGGAGAAACCGTTATCCGCCGTTTGTATCTCTGCCTGAATCCACTTTGCAGAACCACGACTGAGCGTCACGAAGAATTGACCAAGCTCGATCTTCAGGTCGAGATGCACCTTCGTAAATCCAAGGGTTAACCCCGCTTCCCTTTTCTTTCTTGCCCGATTGCCTTATTCTATGTGGCGGTATGGTGATCATCAAGGCACAGTGGCAAGCTCTCGAAGCCAAGATCATTGCTGACTGGACAGAAGGCGTCCACGTCGGGAACTACAGCATCGGCCGCAGATCGTTCGGTTTCGCCAACATCGACGGGCAACGGAAACTTCTTCAGTTTGTGCAAGCGCAGATCCAAACGCTTACCCCAGGCAGTGAAGACGGAGAGTTTCAGCTTGTGAGGTTTGCCGACATATGAAGATGCAGCTTGAGACTACACCCGTCGTCCTCACTGACAGGTGGGGAACGGAAATGCGTGTGCCGCTTCAGAAGCAGTCGCAAGTCGATAGGATCATCAAGGCTATCGAGAGCGATGCCCGTGCACGGTCCGCGTATGCTGCTTCCGAGTCGAACAGGCTCAACGCGAACTGGGTTGCCACTAACGAAGCGATCAACACTATCCTGAATCGGGAACTCTCGACGCTTCGTGCCCGGTCGCGATACTTGGAACAGAACAATCCGTACGGAATCGCCGCGATCAATACGCTTCTCAATTTCTGTGTCGGGACAGGATTCGAATTGCAGATGCAGGTTGCCAGGGTCGAACGCACCGACACCGGCTTTCAACGGGTAGAGCTTGACGCTTTCAACGATTACGTCGAGGACCTGTTCGCGACGTGGGGACTGAACGTCACCGGGAACGCGCCAATCAACTCTCCGGAATCGTTGTTCGAAATCCAGAACCTTATCATGCGGCGCTTCGCTGTTGACGGTGAAGTCTTCATTCACATCGGCGTCAACAAGGGACACCCCGTCGTGCCGTTCATTCTCGAAGTGATCGATGCCAACAACGTCGGGGCGAACATTACCGAGTACAAGGGCAACCCGGTATTTCTCGGTATCGAGGTCGACAAGAACACATGGCAACCCGTAGCCTATTGGGTGTACTCGGTAAAGAATCAAGACCCGCAGTTTCAGTCTCAGATGGGCGCTACCCGTATCCCTGCCGAGAACATGATCCATGTTTTCAAGAAACATTACCCGTACCAGTTGCGCGGGATTCCGTTCTGTGCCGGTGTCGCTCAGAAGTTCTTTGACATCGAGGAATACAACAAGGCTCAGATCGTTCGGAGCAAGCTCGCTGCCATGTTCGGATTGCTTCTTGCGGGCGGGAAGGGCGGCGGCCTCTTGACCGACAGTTCTTACGACGCCGAGTCCGATAATACGAACTCGCTAGGATTCCCTGTCGACGCCAACGGAAACATCATTGCTCAGATGGGACCCGGTATTATCGGCCGGGTTGCTGAAGGGGTCACGCCTCACATGGTTACACCAACCGCGCCGGAAGGCGGTAACTACGATCCGTTCCTCCGTCACCAACTGCGGGCGCTCGGCGCCGGGCACGATGTCGGACTCTCCTACACCGGATTGACTCGCGACTCTTCAAAGACAACGTTCGCCGGTGGCCGGCAAGAAGAGAACCGGGACTTCCAGGGATACCGGCCGTTCATGAAACTCTTCGGGTTGAAAGCGTTGTCGCCTATCTTCCGGCCGTGGATGGATACGGCTGTCTTGTCCGGAGCATTGCTTGACGGTGTAGGGACGGACTACGAGATGCGTCCCGAGTTCTGGCAACGTCATGCATGGATGCCTGGAGGCTGGAGTCGCGGAATCAATCCGTTGCAAGAAGTCAACGCTTCAGCGAAATCGATGGAGTTGAATATCACGACTCTCGCCGACGAATGCGCTGCTCTTGGTCGTGACTGGAAGATCCAGCTTGCCAAGGGCGAACGTGTCGCCGAAGGGAAACTTCAACAGTACGCCCGACTGAAAGAGAAATCGGTTGCGCTTGGAATCAGCGACAAAGAATTCTTCATGCTGATGGGTCAGAGTGAAATGGCTGGACCGTTGCCGTTGGGTTACCAGTTGATCCAGGAGAAGGGCGAGAAATCTGTTGACCCGGCCGAACTGGAACTGCGAAGGGAGATGGAAGGTGAAGCTATTCAACTATTTCAAGAGAACAGTTAACGCCGGCCGGCCGGTCATCGAAATAGACGGTAAGGTTCGCCGCTTGTCTGACAAGGTGAGCGTCACCGAAGACGACAAGCAAATCGTTTACCGCGACCATGAACCTTTGACGCGCCATGCTGTTCTCGGAAGTGTTCGCGCCGGCAAAGCTGACGCAACCAAAACGGAACTGTCCTTTTCAAGCGATGCACCGGTCATGATGTGGGGGGAACCTGAAGTGCTTTCGCATGATCCGGAAGACGCTGACTTCTCTCGCCTTGCGGAAGTCGGTGCGGTGCTCAGGGATCACAACCCGTCACAGATCGTCGGTCGGCCGGAGAATGTCC